CCAGCGCCCGCAAGCTGGCCGATTCGTACAAGGCGCTGGAAGCGCACAAGGGCGCGCTGCCGGAGGTGCCGGCCAGCCCCGAGGAATACAAGCTGCAGCCGCCGGAGGGTGTCGACCCGGAGGGCTTCAAGGAGTGGACCGCCGACCCGCTGTTCAAGGCGTTCGCCGCCGATGCCCACAAGCACGGCATGACCAACGAGCAGCTGCAGTTCGTGGCCGGCAAGTACCTGGAGATCGCCCCGGCGCTGATGGCCGAGAAGGAAGGGCTGTCGACCGAGGAAGCGAAGGCCGAGCTGCAGAAGGTGTGGCCCACCGACCAGGCGCTGCAGCAGGGCATCGGCTACTCGCTGCGCGCCATTAACGCCTTCGGTGCGCCGGCCGAGGACGTGCCCGGAAGCATCGCGAGGCTGCAGCAGAAGTACGGCAACGACCCTGATTTCATCGCCTTCACCGCGGCCATCGGCAAGGAGCTGCAGGAGGACAAGCCGGCCAGCGGCGTGCCCCTGGGCGCGGCCGGCCAGGATCCGGAAGAACTGGCCAAGCACCCGGCCTACTTCGACCCCAACCATCCGGACCACGCGCGGATCAAGGCGCAGGTGCAGGAAGCGGTGGTGCGCAAGTACGGCACGGCGCCGCGCGGCCGGGTCTGATCGAACAACGGGAGCGGTGCTTTGCGGCGGCTTCGGCCGCCGCTTTCTTTTGGCGGGATTTCGCGCGTGCTGGCCGCCCATGCTTCGCCGCGAGGCCCGCAGTGGCGCGCGGACAACCTGCAGCACGGCCCGCGGTGGTGTTCGGTAGCCGGAACACACCCGTACCCCGGCCCGCGTGAGCGGACAACCGGAAGGCGAATCACCAATTCACCTGTACGGGAGAAACCCCCATGAGCTTCACCATCACCGAAAACTTCGTGCAGCAGTTCGGCACGAACTTCCGCGTCCTGGGCCAGCAGAAGAAGTCGCGTTTCGAGGGCTTCTGCCAGCCCGAGCCCAACATCGTCGGCACCTCCAAGAGCGTCGAGCGCATCGGTTCGTCCGAGGCCTACACCCTGGCCAGCCGCCACGCCGACACCCAGTACGTCGACACGCCGCATAGCCGGCGCTGGCTGGACCTGACCGACAAGGCCTGGGCCGAGCTGGTCGACGAAATGGACAAGATCAAGATGCTGGCCGACCCGACCAGCCCCTACCTGGCGGTGGGGCGCGCGGCGCTGAACCGCGCCCGCGACGACCTCATCATCGCCGCCGCCAGTGGCAGCGCCCGTACCGGCTCCGGCTCCATCGCCCTGCCTTCGGGCCAGAAGATCGCGGTGGGCTCGGACGGCCTGACCTTGGCCAAGCTGCTGCAGGCCAAGGAGATCCTCGACGCGTCGGAAATCGACGTGGACGACGACAACGGCCAGGGCCATGCCACCCGCGTGATCGGCGTGACCACCCGCCAGCTGACCAACCTGCTCGGCACCACCGAGATCAAGTCGATCGACTACAACAACGTCAAGGCGCTGGTGGAGGGCAAGGTCGACACCTTCCTCGGCTTCAAGTTCATCCGTAGCGAACGCCTGACCAAGGTCAGCACCACCCGGTACTGCCCGGCGTGGATCAAGGGCTGCATCGCGTTCGGCACCGGCATGGACATCGTGACCAGCATCGACCCGCTGCCGACGAAGAACTACTCGGTCCAGGTCTACGCCCGCGAGTCCATCGGCGCTGTGCGCATCGAAGATGCCGGCGTGGTCGAGATTGCATGCCTGGAGAGCTGATGCGATGACCGTAGCTGCTCGCGATCTGTACTGGGCTGCTGGCTTCCTCGAGGGTGAAGGCTCGTTTGGCCTTGCCCGAAAGACGGTCAACATCTCCGCAGATCAGGTGCAGCGCGAACCGCTTGAACGGCTGCAGCGCATTTTTGGAGGGCCGATATACCAGTGCTCGCCGAAGGGGCGGCAGGTGCAGCCATACTTTAAGTGGAACGTATACGGTCCGCGCGCTGCCGGGGTGGCCATGACGCTCTTTGCGATCATGTCGCCCCGGCGGCAGCAGCAGATTGTTTCCGCTCTGGAGGCCTGGAAGAACTCCACCAGCCTGTCGAATGCATCGAAAACCAGCTGTAAGCGTGGACATGCGTTCGACGAATCCAACACCTACACCCGAAACGGAAAGCGAGCGTGCAAGACATGCAAGATCGAGCACCAGCGCCGCAAGCGGGATGAACTGAAATCCCTGTCTCTGGAGAAGTAACATGACGAACTTCAATGCCAGCATCGCCGCCGCTGCGGCGACCAACCCGCCGACCAAGGTCAAGGTCAACCAGAAGCACGGGCGCATCCGTTACTTCGAGGCGACCTTCGACGCGGCGGTTTCCGGTGCCCCGCAGATCGCGGACACCATCACCTGGGGCGACCTTCCGGTCGGAGCGCGCGTCCTGGCGCACCTGTCCGAGCTGAGTTTCTCCGCGGGCACCGCCTCCAGCACCGCGACCGTGGGCGATGCCGCCAGTGCCAACCGCCATCTGGCGGCCACGTCCATCGCCTCGGCCGGCTCTGCGAATCTGACCAGCAACGCTGGCGGCGTAGAGAGCTATGTGGTGACCGAGGCCACCAAGACCCTGACCTCCACGATCGCGGGTGCGGCGGTGGGCTCGTCGCAGAAGATCGCGCTGCGCGTGGCCTACGTCCTCGACTAAGGGTCGGGGAATGGCCGGTGGCCTGCACCGAGGCAGTACCAGCCGGCGCCCTCGTGGCGCCGGCTTTGCATTGAGGTTCTGACATGGCCGAAGCCACCGAAGTCTCCATCTGCTCCAATGCGCTGATCCGGCTCGGTGCCGACCCGATCAGCAGCTTTGACGAAGCAGACCTGTCCGGGTCGAACATCGACCGGGCCCGGATCGCGTCGAACCTGTGGCCGACGATCCGGCAGCAGATCATCCGCACACACTCCTGGAACTGCTGCACCCGCACCGTGCAGCTTTCGCCAGACGCCACCCCGCCGGTTGGCCAGTTCCTGAACCGCTTCCAGAAGCCGGGCGACTGGCTGCGCACGCTCGACGTGATGGTCGACCGCTACACCCGGGCCGACTGGCGCGACGAGGGCGGGTACATCCTGACCGATGCGCCGATGGTCCTGCTGACCTACGTGTTCGACAACAAGAACCCGGCGACCTACGACGCAGGGCTGGCCGGGGTGCTGGAGTTCGCGATGATGGCGGCCATGGCCTACCCGGTCACCAAGTCGACCAGCCTGGCCACCGACCTGGCCGAGCGGCTGACCCGGGAAATCCTGCCGGCGGCCAAGGCCCAGGACGGGCAGGACGACCCGCCGCAGACCTTCGGCGACAGCCCGATGCTGGCCTCGCGCTTCGGCGGCTACCGTCTCGGGGTGCGCTGATGGCCAAGACCACCTACGTCCAGACCAACTTCACCAGCGGCGAGATCACCCCCAAGCTCCGGGGCCGCGGCGATGCGTCGAACTACCAGAACGGCGCGGAGATCATCGAGAACGCCGTGGTCTCGGTGCATGGCGGTCTGGATCGGCGCGACGGCCTGGCCTTCGTGCGCAGCACCAAGCACGGCGCCGCCAGCCGGGCGCGCCTGATCCCTTACGTGTTCAACGAGTCGCAGGCCTTCCTGATCGAGCTGGGCGTCGGCTACGCGCGGTTCTATACGGCGCAGGGCGCGCTGCTGGTGGACGGCAGCATGAACCCGATCGAGGTGTCGACGCCGTACTCCGAGGCGCACCTGCCGGCGATCCAGTACACACAGGGCGCGGACACCATGCTGCTGTTCCACCCTGACATCCGGCCGCAGCGCCTGCAGCGCCTGACGAACAACCAGTGGCGCTTCGGCCCGGCCCCGTTCGTGGTCGAGCCGTTCGGCGAACTGGGCCACCGCCCGGATGCGCGGCTCTACCTGGGCGGCACCACCGGCTCGCAGACGTTCTCGACGGTGGACGTGGACTACCCGGACCCGCCGACCGGCGTGTCGGCGCAGGCGCTCAACACCGCGGCGCGCGTCTACTTCAACCCGCCCGGCAATACCGGCGGCAAGCCGATCATCCGCTACGTGGTGACCGCGTCGCCGGGTGGTGCCACGGCCGTGGGCACGCATTCGCCGCTCGTCGTGACCGGGCTCACCAACGGTGTCAGCTACACCTTCACCGTGCGTGCCGAGACCAGCTTTGGCCCCAGTGCCGAGTCCTCGGCCTCCAACTCGGTGACGCCGAACTCTGGCGCGGCCTTGCCGACGCTGACCGTGAACCTCAGCCCGCCGAACATCGATATCAGCGTGGAGAACGGCCATGCCATCGTCAACACGCCGACGGCCTCGGCCCCCGGCGCGTCGCCGCCGGTGACCTTCACCTGGTCCATCCTCAGCGCCGGCGGCGGCATCAGCATGTCCCAGCCCAACGGCCCGATCGGCGAGCTGTTATCCATCGGATTCAACAACAACAACTACGCAACTCTGCGCTGCACCGCGGTCGACGCCAGCGGTGCGTCTGGCTCGCGCGACTGCAACATCACCGCCCGCCACCGCCATGGGGCCTCGGGGAAGTCGGGGAAGCTGCTATGAGCTACTTCTATCCTGCCGATGTCGGGCGAACCATCGTGGCCATGGGCGGCGTGGGCACGATCACCGGCTACACCGACAGCGAGACCATCACGGTCAATATCAGCGCCGCGTTCCCCGACACCCAGTTCGAGGCCGGGGTCTGGCAGATCCTCGGGTCGCCGATGGCCACGCTCACGCCGAGCGCGAAGGGCCTGCCGGGCGCGGTCATCACGCTGACCCTGGACAAGGGCGGCTGGCGCCCGGAGGACGTGGGCCGGCATGTCCGCCTCAACGGCGGCCTGTGCCAGATCACCGCGCGCAGCAGCGCCACCGTGGTGAGCGCGCTGGTCATCAACGCGCTGGAGAGCGACGTGGCCTGCGAGCCGTATGCCTGGACGCTGGAAGGCCCGATGTGGGGCAACGGCAACGGCTGGCCGCGCTGCGGCACGTTCTACCAGCAGCGGCTCTGGCTGGCCGGCTCGCCCGTGTATCCGATGACCGTGTGGGGCTCGGTGATCGGGGAATACTACGACTTCACCATCGGCGACCTGGACACCGATGCGCTGGCGTTCGACATCAGTACCGGGCAGATGAACCCGATCCTGCACCTGTCGGCCGGCAAGCACCTGATCGCGTTGACCAGCGGAGGCGAGCACACCATCCGCGGCGGCCAGGAGAAAGCGGTCACGCCGACGAACCTGCAGGTCAGCACGCAGAGCGACTTCGGCTGCACGCAGATTCGGCCCGAGCGCATCGGTGGCGAGTTGTTTTTCGTCCAGCGCAGCGGCCGAAAAATCAGGGCGCTGAGTGCGAACCAGTACGATGGCGACCAGTACGACGCGCCGGACGTGACCGTGCTGTCCGAGCACATCACCGCGCCGGGCGTGGTGGCCATGGCGTCGCAGGCCGAGCCGCAGGCGGTGCTGTACGCCGTGCGCGCCGATGGCCAGCTCGCCACGCTTACCGCCGACCGCGACCAGCCCGTGTTCGGGTGGGCGCGCCAGGTCACCCAGGGCATTTTCGAGGACGTGGCGGCGGTGCCCGTGCCGGGTGGATGGGCGGTTTACTTCATCGTGGCGCGCGTGATCGATGGCGTGGCGGTGCGCGGCATCGAACGGCTCACGCCGGGACTGCAGACCGACTCGGCGCTGCGCGGCACCAGCGCTGACGGAGCGGTCACTTGGGGCGGCCTGAGCCACCTGGAGGGCATGAAGGTGCAGGCCATCGCCGATGGCGTGTACCTGGGCGAGTTCGAGGTCGAGAGCGGCCAGATCACGCTGCCGCGCCCCGCCAACACGGTCGAAATCGGCCTGGCCTACACCACCACGATCAAGACCCTGACCCCCGAGCTATCCGTGCCGGCCGGCTCGCTGCAGGGTGCCCAGCTGTCCGCGCACGAGGTCAAGGTCCGGCTGCGCGACAGCATCGGCTGCACGATCAACCTGCAGGACATCGGTTTCCGGCAGCTCGATACCCAGCTGCTGGACCGCGGCCCGACGCTGTTCACCGGCGACAAGAAGGCCGGGAATATCGGCTGGGGCGACGGAGTCTGTCAGACGCTGGTGCAGCAGGTGCTGCCATACCCGCTGCACGTCCTGTCCATCGGCGCAAAGCTCACCATCAACGAGGGCTGACCGTGATCCGCGAAGCCACCCACGACGATATTCCGACTATGCTGGTGCTGGGCGAGGAAATGCACCGGGAAAGCCGGTACGCGCAGCACCCGTGGAACGCCACCAAGGTGGCCGGCCTGATCGCCACCCTGATCGACAGCGAGGACGGGCTGGCCCTGGTGGCCGAGCGCGACGGCCAGATGGTCGGCGGCTTCCTCGGCGCGGCATTCGACCACTGGTGCACAGACGCCCGCCAGTCCTCGGACTTCGCCATGTTCGTCCTGCCCGAGCACCGTGGCACCACCATCGGCGCGCGCCTGCTGCGTCGGTATGCGGCGTGGGCGCGGACCCGCGGCGTGCCCGACAGCCTGATCGGCTGCGGCATCACCACCGGAGTGGACCTGGCCGCCAGTACGCGGCTGTACGCCCTGTGCGGCTTCGAGCACGTCGGCAACCTGTTCACCCTCAAGGGAGCTTGACCCCATGTGCACCGGCGCTGAAATCGCCCTGATCGGCCTGGCCGCGGCGGGCACCGCCACGACCCTGTACGCGATCGACACCCAGGCCAAGCAGGCTGAGGCCGACGCCAAGTTCGCCGCGGCGCAGGCCGAGGCGGACGCGCAGGCCACCACCGGACAGGGCGAGGTCGAGGCCGACGCGATCCGGAAGGAAGCCAAGCGCGCCAAGGCTGCGGCCATCGCTGCGGCCGCGGCGTCCGGCATTGATGTCGACTCGCCCACCGCCATCAAGATCGACGACAAGATCACCGAAAACGCGGAGGTCGACGCGCAGCTGACCGTGCTCAATGCGCAGGACCACGCGAAGCGCCTCCGGCAGAGCGCGTACCTGAGCCGGCAGAGCGGCCGCAACGCGCGTACCGCCGGCCGCATCAACCAGGCCACCAGCCTGCTGACCGGCGCCACGCAGGTGACCCGCTACAGCAACGACGCCTGGAAGCGGGCGCGCACGGCAGGGGAGGGCTGAGGCATGGCGCAGATCCCCATGGGCGGCTTCGAGCGCCCCAACGTCCGGGTGCAGGTCGCCGGCAACGGCAGCGTGCCCCGGGTGTCCAACCCGATCCCCGACGCGGTGGCCGGGCTCGGCGAGGCGCTGCAGCACGGCGCCGCGGTGCTCAACCACGAGCTGCAGCAGCGCCACGACGAGGGGGTGATGCTCGCCCGCGCCCGCGCGCAGAATGCGGTGCTGGACGACGAGATCCGCAACCGTGCCATCCTCGAGGACGTGCAGGCCCGGATCTTCGATGGCTCGCTGGACTACGAGAAGGCGCAGGAGGAACTCGAATCGATCTTCGCCCGGCAGGAGCCGCTGGAAGTCGAGGGCCTGGATCCGATCGGCCGCGAGAGCTACCAGCGCAGCCTGCAGCGCAACCGGTTCCAGACTGCCAAGGCGGTGGAGAACCTGGTCAACGCTGCGCGTCGCCGCGACCTGAGCGCGCAGGTTGAGGGCACCTTCGACCGGCTGGGCAAGCTGGCCAGCGACCCGAACGCGGACATCGAAAAGCTGGTGGCCGGCGGCATGGAGCTGCTGCCGCTGGCACAGCGTGCCGGCATGGGCGAGCAGTTCGGGAAGAAGCACCAGGACTTCGCCGACCGGGTCTACCGCGACAACGCCAGCGCCCGGCTGGTGGCCGGCCGCGACGACATGGCGGCGCTGGACGCGCTGGAGAAGGACCTCACCCAGGAGGGCGGCCGCTACCACGGCAAGCTCGACGCCAGCGCCCGGAACACGCTGCTGGCCCAGGTCCAGTCGCGCAGGGCCCAGCTGGAAGCCAGGGCCGAGACCGCGGCGAGGAAGGGCGAGGCCGCCGCCGCCCGCGTGCTGGAGGCCCAGGAGAAGCAGGTCGCCTCGACCATCCCAGCGCCGATCGAGGTACTGCAGGAGCGCAGCCAGACCATCGAGCAGTTCGGCACCGACGAGCAGAAGGCCCAGTGGCAGCAGCTGCTGCAGGACGAGGTGCAGGTGCGCGAGCTGCTGGCCCAGCCGCCGGCCGCCCAGGTCGCGTTCCTCGAGGCCGAGCGCGCCCGCCAGCGCACCGAGGGCGCGACCCTGGCGCAGCAGGCCAACCTCAAGCGCATGGAGGCCGCGGTCGAGCGCAACATCAAGGACCTGCGCGAGCAGCCGCTGGTGGCGTATCAGCGGCTCACCGGCGATGTGGTGCCGCCGCTGGACGTGCAGGCCCTGGCCACCGGCGACGCCGGCCGGGTGCAGGGCCAGCTGGCCGCGCGCGCCGACACCCTGCGTGCGCTGCGGGAGAAGTACGGCCCGGAGGTCGGCAGCGCGCCGCTGCTGCCGCAGGAGGCATCGATGCTGGCCGCTGCCCTGGACAAGGCCCCGCCGGGCGCCACCGCGCAGCTGTTCGGCGTGCTGGCCAACGTGTTCGGCGACCCGGGCACCTACCGCGCCGCGATCCAGCAGATCGCCCCGGACAGCCCGGTGCGCGCCTACGCCGGCATGGTGTTCGCCGAGCAGCGCGAGACCACGCTCAAGACCGGCGGCCTGTTCTCCGGTGCGGTCAAGGCGTCCAGCGGCGACGTGGCCCGGACGATCCTCGAGGGCGAGGCGCTGCTCAACCCGAGCCGGAGCGACAAGAAGCAGGACGGCAAGGGCGGCGGGTTCCCGATGCCGCCTCCGAAGGAGTTCACGGAGGCGATTGCTGGCCTGAGTTTCAATGGCGCGAAGATCGGCGAGGCTTTCCGCGGCCGTCCGGGTGCCTACGAGGTGGCCGAGCAGGCGGTGCGCGCGTACTACGCCGGTGCCGCTGCGCGGGCGGGGGACGTTTCGGGTGATCTCGACGAGAAGCTCCTCAAGGAGGCCGTGCGCGCGGTGATCGGCGAGCCGGTGGACTTCAACGGCGCCGACGTGCTGCCGCCCTGGGGCATGGAGGAAGACGACTTCGTGCAGGCCCTGGAGGACCGCTGGCCGGCGCTGCTGCCGATGCTGCCGGAAGGCGTGTCCCGTGACCTGGACGACTACCAGCTGCAGCAGGCCGGCGGCAGCCGGTACTACGTGATCGGCGCCACCGGGCTGTACCTGACCGACCGCAGCGGCAACCCGGTCCAGATCGACGTGCGCGCCCCGGTGCCCTCCGGCCCGGCCAGCGAACGGCGCGATCGCACCCAGTCGATCACCGAGGTCAGCACCCGCAACAACTGGCGTGGAGGCGCGCGCGGCCTGTGAGCACGATCTTCGACCTCGACGACGAAGGCGCCCGCGCCCTGGACGAACTGGCCCGGCTCAACCCGCTGCGCCCGGAGGATGTGCCGCTGCCCGCGTGGGCCGGGTCGGGCGAGGCGCTCAAGGGCTTGCTGCGCCCCTCGGCCTCGGCCGGCCGCGCAGCACTGCTGGCCGGTGCCGCGGTGCCGATCCTTGACGACGCCCTCACCAGCTTCATCACCGGCCGCCGGCAGACCAGCTCGCAGGAGTGGTACTTCCGCAACGTGGTCGATGACATCGGCTCCAGCGCCGTGGACTACTGGACCCCGGACCCTGCGGCCATGGGCAGCGCCGCGAAGGCGCTCAACGTCGGCGGCATGGTCGTCGGCAGCCTGCCGCAGATGCTCGGCACCCCGGGCCTGTTCCTGGGCGCCTCGGGCATCGACCCGGCCACCGAGCTGGTGCGCGAGGGCGTGGATGCCGACACTGCCGCGGCAGTGGGCGGCGTGCAGCTGATCGCCAACGCCATCGGCATGCGCCTGCCGGCGGCATGGGGCACGACCCTGGGAACCCGCGTGGCCACCGGTGCCGGCGCCAACCTGGCCGTGGGTGCAGGCGCCGACGCGCTGTCGGCCGGGGCGCTGCGCACCGGCGGGCCCGGCTACGCCGAGCAGGCCGAGCGCTTCGGGATGGACGATCCATACGCCCGCGCGCTGGATGTGCTGATGGGCGCGGCCTTCGGCTTCAAGGCCAACGCCGACGCTCCGCGGCTGCCGGTTGCCGAGCGCGATGCCGTGCTGACCGCGCGCAACCAGGTCCACGCCGCCGCGCAGACCATGCCAGGGGAGCCGACCAGCCCGGCCGCCCAGCGCGCCCACGCGACCAGCCTGTCGGCGGCCATCGAGCAACTGGCCCGCGGCGAAGCGGTCAACGTGGCCGATGCGATCAACCCGGCGGACTTCGTGCTGCGGCCGGAACTGCGCGCCGCGATGGCCCCGCGGCCGGCCAACGTCGACGACTACGGC